GGTTCGTTCATAAGTTCATCGGGCAGGCAGGAACTTCTCCTGTCTTCAATGAGAGCGAATTCGTAAGTGGTATGATGTTTGCATAAAGAACTGGGGGGCATTCGTGCCCCTTTCTTTATACCCAGATCGGCTGCCCCTGTGCCAGTGAAACAGGTGGCACAACCCCCCTTGCGGTTCCCCCGAATCTGTGCAATACTAACAGTATGAAAAACACACACCTCGAACACCCCGAAGATACCATCCTCACGGGTGACCTTGATGTCCTGGATTGGTTCGTGAATCCTGGTAAGTTGAGCGTGAAGATTGATGGTGCCCCTGCAATCGTGTGGGGAACTAACCCTGCCAACGGTGAGTTCTTTGTAGGAACCAAGGCAGTTTTCAACAAGAAAAAGATTCGTATCGCCCACAATCATGAGGAGGTTGATGCATTCTATCAGGGTGAAGTTGCACAGATTCTTCACTGCTGCCTGGATCATCTGCCCCGTACTGAGTCTATCATTCAGGGTGACTTTATCGGGTTTGGTGGTCTGAATGAGTACACTCCCAACACGATCACCTATCTGTTCGGGGACATTGTGACTCAGAACATCATCATCGCTCCGCACACTGTGTATGAAGCAAACGACGATCTTCGTGACAGTTGGGCAGAACCTCTGATGGTCAATCTTCAGAGCACCGATGACGTTTTGTTCGTACAACCTGAAGCATACATTCAGCACGGTCAAACGTCGTTCGCTGATGTTGAAGAGGTGTGCGACTTTGCCCGCCAGATGGCAACCACTGCCACCTTTGTGAGTGAAAAGGAAGCGGCAAAGATCAAACAGCAAATCAACGCCTGCATTCGTGCTGGTGAGGAGATCAACCCTGATGACTTCGATTGTGACATCAACCTGCTGCGTCTGTGGGCATTGGTGAAGTCGATCAAAGATGATTGTCTCTTCCTGTGCCGTAACTACGGTCCTGCAGCATACATCAACGGCAACCGAATTGATGCCGAAGGTTATGTCATGAGCAATGAGTTCGGTATGTTCAAACTGGTGAATCGTGAGGTCTTTTCTAACGCTAACTTCAACAACAGTCGGTTTAACGTGGCAGCGTAGGAGTTAGGTATACTGGGGTCAGCCGCCTGTGTGCCAGTCCCGGGACTGTCCACCAACTGCCCCGATGCCCCTGAATCGGTGCAATACTAAGGCATACCAAACGAACCAAACCAAATGCGCTACGACGTGATCTGCCCCTCCGCTCCCTGGGAGAACCACACCTGTGATGAAGATCGTGCCTGGGATCTGTGCTACTCGCTGTCTGAAGAGTACGGTTACGCTGAGATCCGCTGCAACGGGGTCGTGATCGGAGACTACGGCAACCCCGCCACCTTCCTGGGGTGGCGGTGACGCCCCCTTTTTTTGCGCTGCCCCTTTTATTTCAAAGCTGCCCCCGTGACGACCTTTTTCGTCCTCAGGGCTACCCCGCCCCTCCTTCGCTTGTGACCTTAGTATAGATCCCCAGCACCCCCTGACCAGCCACCCTGTGCCACTTTTTGAACTGGCACAGACCCCGTTGATCTGACCCCCAGCCCGTGCCATACTATGTTCACCAGGGGGGAGGAAGGAGGACCCCCCAAGGGCAGAGGTGAGGACTGCCCACCCCAAAGTCTTTCAAACGAACCCAATGGCACTGATCCGCTACGAAGTCCGCTACCAGGTCCCCTACAATGCCTGTGAGTGGCGGTCGCAATGGTTCCCCACCCTGGAGGAAGCGGAGCGTATGGTAGACTTCTACCGCTCCTGTGGTTCCCCCGCTCACCTTGCTGCCTGAAACGATGACTGAAACCCAACGCTGCGCTATGATGGACGACCTGATCCATTCGGTCGAGGTTGCAATCCACAACCACGAAGAGAATGGTGACTCCACCTATGCCTATGCTCTGTTTGAAGAGTTTCAGGAATGGTTGGTTGATGAGCACAAAGATGTGATGCTGATTGATTCTATCCTGCCCGCATGATCCGCTCCCTGACCCGTTCCCGCTCTGCTGACTTCCACCGTGCTACCATGCTCCGCCTGACCGTTGGTGCTCTGCTGCTCTGGCTACTATGGGAACCGATCCGTCCCGTCCGCCATGTGACAGCTCAGGCACTGTACACCGCAGGCGACCTGATCGCCCGCTGACCCCTTATACTGATCTCAGTTCACAAGCGAACCCCATGACCGAACTGCTTGCCATTCTCATCCCTGGTGCTCTGGCGATCGGGTTGCCCTTTGCAATCGCCAAACTGCTTAAGATCCGCCTGTTCACCAAAGATGACGGATACACAGCAGGATGGGTTGATGGGTTCATTCTGGGGGAGGATAAGGACACCTGAGGTACTGTCCACTCCCTGCCCCATGGGGCGCCGCTGACCCCTTATACTGATCTCAGTTCACAAACGAACCCCATGACCATCCATCTGCTCTCTGACGAAGGTTTCAACGGTTGGGCAAACTGGGAGACCTGGAACGTCGCCCTGTGGATTCAGAACGATGAGGGACTCTATCACCTGGCACGTCGCTGCCGCCACTATCAGGACCTGGTAGCCCAACTCTTGGAGTGTGGCAGCAAGGAGACCCCTGACGGTTGCCGCTGGGATGACCCCGCGATCGACGGACTGGAGATCTGTGAGATGATGGACGATCTCTGAACTGGCACACGGGGGCAGGAATGCCCCCCTCCCTGCCCCTACAATACCAAAGCAAACGCAACCGACCCATGCGCTACAACCCCGCCACCGACCGTGCCATCTCCATTGATGAGATCGCTGCCCAGTGTCGCGCTGCTATTCTGAAAGCAGATGCCTGCCGTGCCATCGATGCCGCCTATGATGAGATCCTGGAGTTTGCCCGCTGGGAGGATGACGTTCTGATCGCTGCCTGATACAATGGGAGCGGGTGCGCCTACGGCGGAACGCCCTGAAAGACGCCCACCAAACAACCCCTTATCCTAGCACACCCATGACCGCTAACCTTGCCATCTCCCTGCTTCGCCGTGGCAGCAATGGGGATGAGATTCTGCAGATCCTGGAAACCATCGCCGCCGATAGCAGCGACCCCCAACCGACCGCCGAACCCATCCAATTCTGATAGTGGCACAACGGAGGGGCAACCCCCTTCCCTTTTGCCTCTATACTATGGGAACCGAAGCAAACGACCCGATGACCGACCTCCGCACCCGCTGCCTGGACCTTGCCAATGACCTGGCAGCGGAGATCAACGGTGACCTGGACTGCGTACCTCAGGAGGACATCGACGCCCTGCTGGCAGGTCTGACCGCTGACAACCTGGGAGAGACGGCAGGCGAACTGGCACACCTTGCCTTCTGGTTCAACTGAGCACCCCTTACAATACTCTCAGTTCAAACAACCGCCATGACCGCTGCTCCCTGGAACCCCAACACCCTGACGACCGTCACCCTGCCCGAAGGCAAGTGGGGCACCATCCGCACCGCGCTCCTGTGCATTGCCGCCGATGAGAGCACCAAAGGCAACCATGCCGACGCTGCCCACTGGTTGGCGGCATACAACGACCTGAAGGCGGCACTGGGGATGGAGTGATCCCCCCTTGTTCCGTGCTACAATTCTCTCAGTTCAAACAAACCCGATGACCGCTTCCACCGACAACCTGATCACCATCGCCACCGCCCTGACCGCTGCTGGTAAGGAAGTGACCATCAAGCGCCTGCCGACCCGTAAGATGCGGAAGGGTGAGGGGATGACCCGTAACGCTCAACACGGTGCTGGTCGTGCTATGGGGTCGGTTCAGGGTCAGGACCGCCAGACCGCCTCTCATGCTGTCGGCGGCGGCAAGGGTCTGACCATCACCCGTCAGGTCGGCATCGGCGCTCAGATGGTCTCTGACCTGGATGGGGTTCGTCGCCGCGCTGCTGCTCAACACGCCGCTGATCGGATCGCCGCTGCCCGTGAGCGCCTGATGGATCGGATCGATGCTGCCCTTGCCATCTGACCCCTGACCCTGTAGAATTCTCTCAGTTCACCACCCGAACCCAATGCGTCTCTCCCCCGCTACCCGCCTCACCGATCGTCAGACCATCTGGGTTGCCTACCGCAACGACGGCAGCAACTTCAACCGCCTGACCCCGCCGTGGGGAACTGATGCCGTCACCTGGGCGGGGCAGTTCGCTGATGTCCACCGCGATGAGGCACAGGAGGCACTGCCGACCTGGTGACCCCACCCCCTGCCCTCTGCCCTTCGGGGTGGGGGGCAGCGCCTTATGCGTTCGTTCGTGATCGACAGTCCCCCGCCGTTGCGCCCGATCGGGGGCGCGCCCGTGATATAAGGTATAAGGGCGGGGCGGTATATAAAATCGATGGGTCCCTGTAATCTATAAACGACCCAGATCGACCTCTCAATATCTCTCTATTCAAAAAATTCCGGATACTATATAATTCTGAAAAAGGTCGCATATAATACACCAAATGAAAAAAAATTCCGGAGATATTTTTGAGTCCCTACAAGTCGATCCAATTTCTGGTGAGTACTACCTTGTTGTTCCAGAAGAAATCGTAAATGAACTCTCATGGTATGAAGATACTGAGATTCAGTTTTCAATCGAAGGTGATGAAGTAATTCTCTCAGAACGGGAGTGATTGACATTCACTACATAATAACGTATGATACTGAAGTAAACGTTTTATCTTATGGCTAAAGGATTCACAGTAAAAGCAAAAGCACCGTCTCCAAGTAGTTCTGCTGAAGAATGGGATTACAATAAGGCAAAAGAAATGGTGCGAGGAAAGTCAGTTGTTTTCTGTCTGCCTGGTAGAGGAGTTTCTTATGTTTATCTTAAGAACTTCGTGCAACTTTGTTTTGATTTAGTTCAAGCAGGTGCTAGCATTCAGATTTCGCAAGATTATTCATCAATGGTTAACTTTGCTCGCTGTAAGTGTTTGGGAGCAAATGTTCTGAGAGGACCTGATCAGGTACCTTGGGATGGGAAACTGAAATATGATTGGCAACTTTGGATTGATTCTGACATTGTATTCAACACTGAAAAGTTTTGGCAATTGGTTCTAATGGATCAGGACATTGCTGCTGGTTGGTATGCAACTGAAGATGGTGTAACAACCTCAGTAGCACATTGGTTAGAAGAAGATGATTTCAGAAACAATGGTGGTGTGATGAATCATGAAACTGTTGAAAGTATTTCAAAGCGTAGAAAGCCATTCACAGTAGACTATACTGGTTTTGGTTGGTTGTTGATTAAGAATGGAGTCTTTGAACATTCGGAAATGAAATATCCTTGGTTTGCTCCAAAGATGCAAGTCTTTGAATCTGGGCAAGTTCAGGATATGTGTGGAGAAGATGTATCATTCTGTTTGGATGCAAAGGAAGCAGGTTTTGAAATCTGGTGTGATCCTCGCATCCGCGTTGGTCACGAAAAAACAAGGGTCATTTGATGTCTAACGAACGTTACAATATTCTTTGTAAAGGAAGACGAATTTATTCAAGTCTTACAGAAGAAGAATATTTCGATGTAATGGAGGATCTGTCGATTGAATTTTATCAGACAGGTTCTCCATCCCCTGAAGATCTTGAAACTGAAATTTTATTGGAGAATCATAAATGGCAAAAGCAACTGGTGGATTGAACAAGCGCACATCTTATATTCCTGGACCTCCTAAAAAGTCTCGCCAAGGCGATGGTGCTGGAACAAAATACGCTGCCTCTTCTCGTAATGGGGCACGGAAAAAGTATAGAGGGCAAGGTAAGGGATAATGTATTACCTAGACGGTAATGATGAATGGGAAAATATACATCCATCAGACCTCTGGGTATACAATAAATTATTTTTAAGTCGGATGTTAGGATATACTTGTGGTCCAATTGGGACTACAGTTCCTAAGTCCGACTTTTATATTGTTCGCCCGATGGTGAATTTGCTTGGTATGGGGCGTTTTGCTCGTAAAGAATGGATTGAAAAACACACTGATCAGTTTCATCCAGGTGAGTTTTGGTGTGAAATCTTTAAAGGTGAGCATTTAAGTGTTGATTTTCATCAGCAGAAGGCAGAATTGGTTGTCGTTGGCACTAGAGATGAGAATGACCCTTATTATAAATGGAAAAAATGGGAAAAAATTGATCAAAAAGTTGAATTTCCTGAGATTTTAAAAGACCTAAAGGGAACTTATGACTGGATTAACTGTGAATTCATTGGAGATAAGTTAATCGAAGTTCATTTTCGTAGAAATCCTGATTTTCGTTATGGAAATTCACTTGCAATTCCAGTTTGGAGCGATGAAAAAGTTGAAAATATGAGATTTGTTGATGATATTGACTATTATCGCAAGGGTTTTTATATCGAATAAATAAATTTTTTATAAAATTGAATTGAAACAGTTTTCGATGGGTAAGCACCTGCTGCTAGAGGTGTATGATGTTGATTTTAACCTGATTAATGACGTAAATTCTCTACAAAACGTCATGATTAAGGGAATTGAACGTGCAAAAATGACCATTTTGAACGTTTTTTCTCATTGTTTCATACCTCAGGGTTGTACAGTCGTGATTGCTCTTGCAGAAAGTCACGTTTCTTGTCATACTTGGCCAGAAAATGGGTGTTTAGCAGTCGATGTCTACACTTGCGGTGAAGGAAACCCCCGTTTAATCGCCTTAGAAGTCTTAAAATACCTTAATTCCGAATCATACTCATTAAGAGAAGTAGAACGTTAAATAGACATAAGGAGATAGCAACCTCCTTTATAAAAGTTCTGTTTTATTCGTTAAAACAGGAGCTAAAATGTCAAATCTACCCGTCGATAGAGACAAAAATTATATGTATGATATGTGGGGAACTGATCGCTTAATCACAGATTATGGCGATGTTCCTCAAAAAAGAGTCATTCAAGAGGTTATGCACGATACAGCACCCAAACATGACTTTAGAAAACAAGTGGAGTTGCATGAAAAGATTAGAAACGATGAAGATTACGATGATTGGGACTATGGAACTGAACCAACCTATGGATCTTCTTGGAAATAGGAATAAATAAAGAAGAAATTCTATGTCCTAATGACAGTAAATAGGGTATCTAGATCATTTAAAGATATTAGTTTATCTTTTGAACCTCATCCAATTACTAAAGACTTACCCATTTTGAAGAATGAGAATGCGATTATTCGTTCCATTCGCAATTTAGTTGAAACAATTCCAACGGAAAGATTTTTTAATCTAACTCTTGGTTCAAATGTTCGTTCAAGTCTTTTTGAATTTGTTGATTTTGGAACTGCATCGGTCATTCAAGACCAAATTCGTCTGACTATTCAGAATTTTGAACCAAGAGTTCAAAATGTTTTGGTACAGGTAAACCCAAGTCCAGATACAAATGAGTTTGAAATTACAATTACCTTTGATATTATAGGGCAAGAAATTCCTACACAACAATTTTCATTCATATTAGAGGCAGCAAGATAAAATGCCTTTTACTAAGTTTTCTAATTTAGATTTTGATCAGATAAAGACATCTATCAAAGACTATCTCCGTGCAAATTCAAATTTTACGGATTTCGACTTTGAAGGGTCTAATTTTTCTGTTTTAATTGATACTTTAGCGTATAACACTTATATTACAGCATTTAACTCAAATATGGTCGTAAACGAGTCCTTTTTGGACTCAGCGACCGTAAGAGAAAATGTTGTTTCTTTAGCTAGAAACATTGGGTACGTACCTAAGTCTAGAACAGCATCAAGTGCGGTTGTTTCGTTCACAGCGCAACCAACGACTTCGACATCGACATTAACATTACAATCTGGATTAGTTTGTACTGGTTCTGCTGGCGGTACATCATACGTGTTTTCAGTTCCAGAAAACATTACAGCAAGTGTTATCAACGGTACAGCGACGTTTAGCAATATTACTCTCAAAGAAGGAACTTTTCTCAGAAAACAGTTTACAGTAAATGGATCACTAGATCAGAGATTTATATTAGATAATTCGTTCATAGACACGACTACAATTCGTGTATACGTAAAATCTCCAAGTAACACCGGATTAGGAAACTTATATACTCTTGTAGATAATATTTTTGAAATTGGTTCAACATCTGAAACCTATCTGATTCAAGAAGTTAAAGATGAAAAATATGAGATTCTTTTTGGAGATGGTAGATTTGGTAAGAAACTTGAAAACAATTCAATTATTACCGTAACGTATATTATTACTGATGGTAAGGATGGAAATGGCGCGAATGCTTTTAGTTTTGCCGGAACATTCAAAAACGAAAATGATGTTACCGAGATTATAAACAATACGATCACTGTTACAACAATACAATCATCCCAGAACGGATCTGATATTGAAAGTATACAATCAGTTAAATCGTATGCGCCTAGATTGTATGCATCACAAT